TCAATTATTATTTCAGAATAAACTATTCTTTTTTGATAACATACCATACGTCATAGACCAACATAAAAACTACATGTATGTGGACAAGTTACACGCCAATGATGACCAGTTCAAAGTTGTTAAAAAGAACGATCACTCATGCGACGCTGTTCAATATGCGGTTAGACATTTAAAGAATGTTGAAGTCAAAGATCCAAGTGCTAAATGGGCAATGATTAATGATGGGCCAACTTTGGATGACTATGTGAAAGGGAGAGTATGAAAGTCAAGTGTACACAAGATAAATATACACAAGATGAAATTTTAGATGAGATAGCAAAGGCCAGCTATACAAATGATAATGGTGATTATTTAAGATGCTTAGATGCTTCTGACCGTAAAAATTGTAAAGAGTTTATGTTAAAAGTAGTAGAAAAAGAACTGGAAGATGATTGGCATCTTAATTCACTTTATGATGCCTCTCAAGAATTAAAAAATGATGTTGATTTTTTGTTGCAAGTAGCAAAATTAATTAAATCAGTTAGATGTCATACAACTAAAGGTTATGAATTATTAGAATATACTAAGCCTAGTCAAGATACTATTGATAAAATTACAAATTTTAAAAAAACATTAATACAATTTTTAGAGTTAGATGTTTGGCCATTATTAGATAAAGCACCTAAAGAATTTTTAGACGATAAAGATGTAGTCAAACTAGCTGAAAAAGAAAAAAAAGGAGAGCTTAGAAATGCATAAAAACAAAAAAAAGAAACCAAAAAGATATTAATAAAAAAAGGAGTATAAAAAATGGAAAATAATATTGAACAAGCAATAGCGGTGATCGAGGCAAGAATGGCAAAAGCCTTAAAATCAGTCAACGATTCTATAGATGGGCGAATTGCAATGGCAGTTAAAACACAAATAGCCAATTCTATTGAATTTAACGTTAATAATCATTTGAAGGCAATTCAAAAAATCACTATAGATAAGCCGTTAAGTATTGAGCAATTAACTCGTTTATATAATGACGTATACCAAAGCCTACAAGATTTAAAAATAAATGCGAATGGCTATGGGTTATACGATCAGATGCAACGATTAAATAACACAGTGCAAAACAGTCAAGCGCAAGTGCAAGAACTGTCAAATAACGTCAAAAAGCTGATAGACGATAAATACATTAAATCAGATATAACAAAAAAAGAGTTATGGGACTTATATAGTTTAACAAAATCAACCCAAGACGAATTAGCACAGCATTTTAAGGTTAGTATCCCAACAGTTTACAAGTGGTTAAATTGCCAAACCAAAGACATTAAAGCACAAAACGAGCTTAAGCTATACCTTGAAAAAAAGCTAGAAAAGCAAAGGGAAACGGTCAATGCCTAGTTACGATTTTAAATGTAAGTCTTGCACACACGTATTCGAAAAGTTTTTCAGCGTACATGATGAACACAGGGCCAATTGTGAGAAGTGTCTAAGCACACACACATTTCGCTATATGGGCAATAATAGCGTGGCTGTTCATGGCTTTACTACATTTGCTGACCCACGGGGAGGAGACGGAAGGTTAACCCTTAAAGAAATAAACCAAATTGAAAAGCGTGATAATCTGGTTTACGGATCACCAGAAGACATTAAAAAAGAAGCAAAAAAAAATCTTGAATATAACAAAAAAAAGACCAAGCAAAAGTTAGAACAAATCATAGATAAGAACGTTACTAAAATTCATAAAAAATATAACAGTTAGGAAGAAAATGAAAAAACAAGAGTATATCTATAAAGGTGTTGTAAAAAAAGTACTAGATGGCGATACGTACGACATACTATTTGATCTAGGGTTTCATAATTACTGGCAAACTCGTGTTCGTTTGTATGGTGTTGATGCATATGAAAAATCATTACGTAATGGCACAACGCAAGAACAAAAAGAGCTAGGCCTACAGGCTAAAGCTATGTGCGAAGAAATACTACTTAATAAAAAAGTAGTCGTCGAGACAATACAGGATAAAAAGGGTAAATATGGCCGATATCTAGTGAATGTATACATTGATGGGGCTTCAATTGCTGACATTCTAAAAGAAAAAGGATATTTAAAACATGTTTAACATTATAGGTAATCTACTTGGGGGCGTTGTTAATACTGTGGGCGACGTAGTTAAAAAAGATCAAGCTATTAAAGAAATAGAAAAAAAAGGAAAGCTTGAGTTGGCCAAAGCAAAAATGGAAGCTGAAATTGAAAAAATAAAAACAGACAATCAACTAAAAATTGCTAAAGTACAGGCAGAAATAGCCTACCAAACAAGAACTTATGAGGGAGACAATGCGTATGATTTGGCCGTGTTGGAGCAAAACAAATATTCGTACATGGATGAATTTTTAAAACGCACAATTATTGCATTAGATGCCTATGTCTTTCATAGATATGGTTTAGACGGACTAGAAAAAATGCCAATGTGGTTGCAGTTAGCGAATATAATGATGCTAGTTTCTACGATGGGGGGAAAAGACATATTAAGAATGTTTACTAATGGAGGCCTTACAGGATTAGTAAAAAAAAAAAGGTAAATGACAATGATGAAACGTTTTCCCAACGTCAGAAAGACAATAATCTAAACCAGTCGAAATCGACCCCTTTAAAATATGATTTATTGTTTAACGTGAAAGATACATTTGCAAATGCAAAGCTAGGGTTTTTATGCATAGATAGTAATAAATATGCGTGTGTAAGCGGCAAGCATGGATTAGGGGCACTTCCACAGGGTATGTACACAATAGACAAATGTTACAAGTTGAAAGCAATTAAAGGTAAAACAGAACCTTATACAGGTAAAGAGTTCCCATGGGTAGCTAAACTAACCCCACAATTTAAAACAAAGCGATCTAAACTGTTAATTCATCCAGACGGTGGCGTGGAAGGCACTAGAGGATGTATAGGTATTAAGAATAAAGACGTACAAGCCTATGAACAAATAAGTAATTTATTGAAAGTAAAAAAAGAATTGATATTATATGTGAATAAATAGTATTATCTAACTGTTATTTTTATTTATCTTTGGGCTGGACCGCTTAACACCAGCCCTTAAAATATGTTATAATATAAAAGTAAAATCCTTAAGAACAGTGGGTACCCGTCTTAGTACCCACACCCCATTTATATTTTACTTGATAATAGTTACTTTTTTTTGTAACGCTCAACTATGTTTTTGCCTATTTGTTTCAAACGTCGAACATCATCATAGTTTTTAGGAACTGGAAAACTCCATCGCCTCATCTGATTAGCAGCTGGGGTTGGCCTTCCATGTTTATCTTTTAAAGGTTGCTTTTGTTTTAAAATTTGTGCAGCCTTTCTTAAAACAAACTTGCCACGCGTAAGCTTACGTGCTGGTGATGCACTAGATACATCTCTAACAGGCTTAGCAACACTACCCCCTGAGCGGTTATAGTCAGCCATTTTTTTATTAGTGCGCTTGTCGTATCTTTTGTATTTTTCTTCGGCCGATAACATTTACCCGATTCCCGTGATAAAGTTAGGCTGTACAGGCTGTTCTTGTAATGCAGGTTGTGGCATTGTTAGCCCTAAGCTGTCAGTTATGGTACTAATTGCCGATACTTGTTGTTCTACCGGCAATACAGCAATTAATTCAATGATATCTTTTAAGCTCATATTTACGTTTTTAATGTATGCGTTGAAATCTGGCTCAGGTAATGGCACTTGCGCCTGCTCGTCTTGTTCTTCTTTAATTTTATTGATGATTGCTCTGTAATTAGGATAGTCGAGTGTCTTCAATATAAGCTCTTTGACGTCTGGGTTATTAACATCACCAAAAATACCTTGTTGCGCTAGTTGCAATGTGGTTGCAGCGATTGCCGATTGCGATTGTGGTAGTGAGCTGCCAGCGGTGATTTCTACTTCATACTCACCAAGTGTTAGGTCAGACTTTATTTCATCTATTGCTTCTAGCTCTTTAGTTTCCATGTTACGGTCATAAATGTTTATTTCCATTTCACCCATTTCGTTAGGCTCTATTGATGCAAATCGTGTGCCACTTGCCATGCGTATAATTCGTGGTTGGTTGTAGTATAACTGGATTAACACAACAGCTTTATTGCTAATATCGGTTAAGAAGTTCTTAAAGTTGCGTTGCATTTCACGGATGGATGACATTGGCGATTCAACTAAGTCACGCACCATCTGCCCACTGTTAACGCCTGTTGGACGTTCCCCCGATAACATAATCTCATTAATACGTGCAATCTTGTATGCATCCTGTTTTAAGTCTTGTATATGCTGACGTATAATTTGAATATCTTGCGTTAGCTTGTTGGTGATAAGTAGTGGCTGAACTAATGGATCGCCGGGCTTGCTGTAAATAAGATCAAAGTTCTGCTCAAACGCTCTTTTATAATTTTCAGGTACAATTAACTGTGATTTATACTTTTCTAAAAGTTCTTGAAGCTTTGCATAGGCTCGTGTTAATCGACTTTGTATTTGCATTAAGTCTTCGACATCGCCTTGCCCCATAATGCTATCAGATTGCGTCGGCGAATAAATGGAAAACGGAAAGCCAAAGGGGTAATCTATTGGCCGATCCTCTAAAATTTCTTTTCCAGAAAAAATTATCAAACGACCGTTGGGGTATTTAAATCGTTCTTCGGTCTTCATTTTTTTGTCTTGGTCTGATTCATCGTCTAATGGAACAAGCACAGTATCGTCTTTAAAATAGCATTCCCATAATTCTATGTTATGCTCAGTGCCAGAAGGCTTTAAACTCCCTTGATTTAGATACATTTCACTGCCAGTAGTAACCCCGTTAGCCGTTACCTTGCCAGCAACAACTTTATTTGTTGGCTCACCCATATTAATAGTTGCTGATGGCGAGCTTAATTCATCAATCTTTTTCAACACTTCTGGATTGTTTTTGTATTGGTTAATCAAATCAAAACGACTAATAACACGCTTTACGAATATGTAGTTGCAGTTTTCAATGCTTGTTGCGGTTGGTTCAGGGTAAAAGTCTAAAGGACTTACACGCTCTATTCTTATATCCCCTAAGCCATTATTGATTGACTGGTTCCATATAACCTTAGCAATACCTACGCCATATATAGAGCCGTCACGCATAACTTTCTGTGAGATGTTCGGCAATTGCGAACTTCTCTTTATGTTTTCCCAACAATCATTAAGAATATCAGCGATTGATTCTAGCTGTTTTAAGTTATCAAATGTTTGATGAGATAGATTAGCAGGCTTGACGTTTGTAGTAATCATTGCATCTAATGCAGTTGTAGCCTTAGTTTCAACGATTGGCTTAATTACATTGTATAAAGCATTTCCTTTTTTGCTGTTCCCGAGCGTGTAATTACCGTTAACATCAGTGCCAGTTAGCGGGCTAAAAGTCCCGTCATAAAATGTTTTATATTTTTCTAGCTGTTTGGTGTTATGACCAGCTTTTGCTTGTGATAACAAGTTGGTCAAATATTTGATAAAGGGATTATCCATACCACTATAATACAAGCACTATAACATGCAAGCATTAAATTTATTTTAATAAAAAGTAAAACAGGTTAATGATTTAGTAAAAACAAATAAAATGCATATTAAATTTTAGGTAAGTATTATAAAAGCATGAAATTATATTATGGGCAACGCCTAGAACTTAAAAAAGATATTTCGTTGACATTTGTGTGTAATGGCATCTTGCCTGCTGGGCAGCTAGGATATCAAGAAACACACTACAAAATACAGTTTG